GATAACCTAGTGCCTTCTGTATCCAGAGCAATCAAAGACTACTGCGATCCCTACTATCAAATAAAGAAAAAAGCCATTTTAAGATGAAAAAAGTATTAATTACAGGAATTCTCGGTCAAGACGGGTCCAACATGACAGAGCTCCTTCTCGAGTTGAACAATACCAGCAGAGTAAATGAGATGCCCAATAATAGTAAAGTTTATGGCATGATGCGCCGATCCGGCTCGCCTAACTACACCAACATTAAAAAGTTCAGAGACAACCAAGACTTTGAACTTGTCGACGGGGACCTTTCTGATAGCGCTAGCATTGACAACTTAGTTAAAGAAATACAGCCTGATTTTCTCATTAACTTTGGAGCCAATTCTTTCGTCGCTGACAGTTGGAACGTCCCACTTAGCGTTCTAGACGTTAACACTGGCGGGGTAGTGAGATGCTTAGAGGCTATTAGAAAATTTAAACCCGACTGTAGGTTTTACAGCGCTGGTTCTTCTGAAGAGTTCGGCGACGTAGACTATAGCCCACAAGACATCAATCACCCCGTTAAGCCAAGAAGCCCTTACGGCGCATCAAAAGCTGCGGCTCGCCATATGGTCAAGGTTTATCGTGAGTCTTATAATCTCTACGCAGTACACTCTATTCTTTTTAACCATGAAGGAACAAGAAGAGGAGAAGAATTCGTAACCAGAAAAATTACGAAAAAAGTTGCAGAAATAAAACACGCATTAGATAATAATTTATCTTTTAAACCGCTTGAGCTAGGCAACGTAAACTCCAAAAGAGACTGGAGCGATAGTAAAGACTTTATGAGAGCAGTCTGGTTAATGATCAACCAAGACGAGCCAAAAGATTACGTTTTATCAAGCAACGAAACTCATTCTGTTAAAGATTTCGTATCCAAAGCTTTCGCAGCAGCAAGTGTCCCCGGCCTTTGGAGCGGCGAAGGAATGGCGGAAAAATTTAGGCTTTTCCAAGAGAACGATGTTTTGGCTGAGATAAATAAAAAATTTTACAGGCCCGCAGAAGTAGACATCTTACACGGGGACTCGACACCTATAAGAGAAGAATTAGGATGGGAACCCAATATTTCGTTTGACAAACTGGTAGAAAGCATGGTAGAAAATGACCTAGCGATTTTAAATAGAGAAAAAAGCTAGCAAATCCAAAAAAAACGAAACATTCCCCGAAAAAGGGTCTCTCAATAAAATTTTCAAAAATACTAGACGCGTATGCGACGAAGCAAAAAAAACCCAACCATAAACCAGCTCATAATTGAAAAATTTTTAAAAGACCCAAACGCAATATGGAAAGATAAAAACTCTCGAATGAGAGAATTGGGAACAACCAAGAAACTTTTAGACAAATACCCCAATAAAAGATTTTGGTTTAGAGTGAATATACCTTTCGAAATGGAATCTTTACTTTGGTTTTTGGTGCCGAAAGGAAAACAATACCTGTTGAATGAGTGGAATAAATTTAAGCTTGACCTGAAAGCAGAAAAGAAATATTCTATTGGAAGTCGCAAGATCGGCAAAGCCAAGAAGATAAATAAAACAAAAAGCCTTTTAGAATTTTTAAGAGATGGCAGCGAAAAAAAACAATGACCAGTTAGACCCAGTGGGTCAAATCCAGCAATACCTCAAAGAGCACAAGCAGGATCACTACAACTTTGAGACAGAGACGGATTATATTGTATCTAGCGGTAGCTTGATCCTAGACATGAACATGTCAGGAGGGCTTCGCGCCTCAATCATCCGCGCTAGTGGGGTTTCAGAAGGGGGTAAAACTTCTTGCGCCTTATCTTTTGCCAGAAACTTTCAAAAAGACGTCGACAATTCTATGGTCGTTTACGTTAAAGCCGAAGGGCGGCTGTCTCCCGAAATGACCGAAAGGTCAGGGGTAGACACTTCTGAAGAGAAGTGGTTTGTTTATAAATCTAATATTTTTGAAAGTGTTCTAACCTTAGTGGAGCATTTAATAAAAGATAACCCGACCAATAAAAAATATTTTTTCATAATTGACTCAATGGACGCTCTTGTTTCAAGAGGCGACGTTGATCGCTCTTACAGCGAATCTAACAAGGTTGCAGGAGGCGCAGTATTAAGCTCTAACTTCCTTAAAAGGATGGCTTTGCCAATTAGCACTAGAGGGCACATCTGCTTCTTAATCTCCCAAGTAAGAAGCAAGGTCAGCATTAATCCTTACGAAAAAGCCGACCCAAAGCTTACAAATGCTTCAGGAGGAAACGCCTTATTGCACTTTTCGGATTGGATTCTAGAATTTCAACCAAGATACAGCAAGGAGCAAATAAAAGACCCCAAAGCCACCAAGGAAGACGCTGCAAGCGGACACTGGTGCAAGGTAGTTTTCCGTAAGACCCCCAACGAGACGACAGGAATGGAAGTCAAGTATCCGATTAAATACGGGAGAACTGGCGGCAAAAGCATTTGGGTTGAATATGAAGTTTTTAATACTTTGATTAAATGGGGCTTTGTAAAAAGATCAGGCTCTTGGGTAACGGTTGACGAAAAACTGACCGAAGAACTAAAATCTAACAATTTAGAAATGCCAGAAAAAATCCAAGGAGAAGACGCCTTTACAGCCTATCTCGAAGAAAACCCAAAGCTATGCGAATACTTGTTTCAAAAACTTAAAAGCGCATTGACTTTGGCAATATGAGACTCTTCAATATTAACGGAAGGCTCGTAAGCAAAAACGTAACTAAATACAGAGCAGATTGGGGCAAAAAGTGCAGATCAAAAATACAGTTCGCAGCGAAAAGCTTTTTCAGAGACTACTGGGAGAACCATATCTGCTACGAAGAATTCCCTGTCTTCGGAACAAGACTAAAAGTGGATTTGATAAATTTTACGCGTAAAATAGCGGTAGAAGTTCAAGGAGAGCAGCACAATCAATTTAATAAGTTTTTTCACGGCAACTCAAGGCAAAAATACCTAGACTCAATAAAAAGAGATATGAAAAAAATAAGCTGGTTAGAATTAAACGAATTCAAGGTCTTAGAAATAGATAAGGACGACATCCCAAACCTTACAAGATCCTATATTCTAGAAGGATTTGGAATAGAAATTTAAATATAAGTGTAATATATCGCAATGAGCAACAAAATACAGTACGGTACGATGCCTCAAAACCTACTCGACAACCTCAGCGAGATGTCGTATGGTGGCTACGTACTGTTTAGCTTTGACGGATCCGCTAAGCCACAGGTTCACTCTCAAATAGATGACGATTTAAACGCAATGTCTTTACAGTATTTTATTAAAAACTGGTCAGAGGCAATGGAGGAAATTTCAAGAGAAAGCTTTTTAAAAAGCATAGCAAGTAAAATAGACGGAAACGAGGAGGAAGATTACGAAGATGAGTGACACAAATATATCGGATTACTATCCAAACGAAAAAAAGAGCACAGAGCTTCCGGGATTTGATGCGCCCCCATCGCTAACCGCAGGAGAAGCTCCGGAACCAGCGACAGAAGCTCCAGCCCCCGTAAGCGACGCAACTCCTGAGGAGCGGAAAGAGTCTCTCGGGATAGCGTCAACTGAAGTAACTGATTTGGGAATAGATCTTCCAGACATTCCGCTTCCTGACGACGAACCCCTTGAAGAAGGAATCAAGGATGTTTTTGAAGATGCCGCTTTTAATTTCGCTATTGTTGGAGTTGGACAAGGAGGCTCGCGACTCGCAGAGTCATTCTGGAATCTAGGGTACAGAAGGGTCGGCGTTATAAACACCGCCCAGCAAGATTTATCCCTTATTAGAGTACCCGAAGAAAACAAACTTTTAATAGGAGAAGGAGGAGCGGGCAAAAACCCTGAAGTTGCAGATGAAGTATTCCGCACGAGGTACGAGGATATTCTCGATTTCCTCAAAAAGACTTTTGGAGGCGGATTTGAAAGAGTATTGGTTTGCGCGGGGGCTGGCGGAGGAACCGGCGCAGGAGGAGTAGCGAAAGTCATAGAGATTTGCCACGACCTCAACCAGTCCCTTGGCAAAGAGACAAAGGATACCGACGCCAAAGTTGGATGCATACTAGCTCTGCCGACAAGAGCAGAAGGGATCAAGGTTCAAGACAACTCCAAGAAAACCGTCAGCAAGGTACTAGACCTCCAGAAAGCAGGAGTGGTGTCTCCTTTGGTTATTTTGGATAATGAAAAAATCAAGCAGCTTTACCCAAGGCTGACGGTCAATCAGTTTTGGACCACCGCGAACAACAGTATCTGTTCGATTTTTCACTTGTTTAATAAAATCTCAGCTAAAGAATCGGCCTATACAACTTTTGATAAGGCCGATTTGGATACGATCTTTTCTTCTGGAATAATAATGTTTGGTGCAACGCCAATTAAAGACTTTTCTGATACTGGGATCTCTCATGCTATTAGAGAC